TAGAGAAACCTTCTTGGACCTTCTTCTCATAGTCCGCCCCCATCTCAATACTTGGTAGCCCTGAGTTTGCCGCATCATTTGCCGCTTCAACTCTGATTGATTGCAGTCTACCTAATACACTTGCTGGAGTTTCAAAGTCTCGAATCGCTTCATCTGTCATACTGCCTTTAATAACAGCATAAGCATCTTTTGCCTGGTTCTCGTACTTCGTGATATTGGCTGTGATGTTACCGCTCTGTATCGTAGCTCTGAAGGCTTTATGGTTAGACCACTCTTGAAGCAATCTTGAAGTAGCTGAGTCAGTTAGATTCATTCCAAAAATCTGCTCTTTACTTTCTATCTGGCCAACAATTGTAGGGTCATAAATATCGTTCTTAGATTCATTAGAGTTCGCATCTGACTTCAGCATTGATACCAGTGTTCTACGCTGGACTGGTGACATCTCTTCCATTGATAGAATTTGGCGCTCTGAATACTGCTCGTAAGTCTTATTGACCAGCATATTGTTGTATGCGTTATCCTGGATTTCTTCGATGGCTTCTTTTTCTTTAGCCTTCTCAATATTATCCATTTTGCGGTCATTAGCCGTTAGTTGATTGAATATATCTAGCTTTTCCTGGTACTGCATAGAGCCACGAGGATTTGCCATCTCAAGATATTCAATGCCACGACCATCTTCAATCGCCGCTTGTGCTGAAGCTGTAAACGCTGTCACATCAATCGCTTTGTGTAAGCTGTATAACTCTAGTGCCGCTGTTTCTTTAGAGATAGCGCCTGAGTTTACATCTGCTTCAATTCTGCTTTCTAATCTACCAACTGCTTGAGCTAATACTGGGCTTTGGTCAATTGGACTTACGCCTGGATTATAATTAACCAGTGTGCCAGCCGCCATTAATGCGTTATCTTTTCCAAGACTAATAGCTACTAATGAGTTTTCTTCTGCCTTCGCTTTACTTTGGTTGTAATCCTTCATCTGCAAATCAGCTGAGATGGTTGAACCTCTTCTAACTAAGGTCGAAGCCATGAATGATGCAAGCTCTGTATTTGGTGCATCTTTAATCATCTGGTCTGTGTATTTTTTATAAACTCTTTGGAACTCAACAGGGTCTTCATTAGACAGCTTTCGTGCCTGGGCCTCTAGGCCTGGTAGAGATGCTTCAAATGCATCTGCAAACACTTTGCTTGCAGAGTCGTTATAAACACGACCAAGGGCCAGCCATGAAGTATTACGTGCCTTTCCACTTGCTTCTGCTACTGCATCAGCACGTTTCATCATTAATTCTTGAGCTTTTTCCTTGTCACCAGCCTGAATGGTTTGATAAATCTCTTCATCCATTGTTACCAGTTTGTCGTTTAGCTCAATACCAGCTTTCAATGCATCTTCTGTTCCGGCTTGGGCCGCTAACCTATTAGAAACTTTATCACCGATATTTGTGATTGTCGCACTAAACCGGTCCAGCTCTTGAGCCAAAGCATTCGCTCCATTTGCTTTCACATTAGCAACAGCGCTTCTTCCTGTCTCAATTGGTGACTGGACCGTGTTCATTGGTTTGTTTTCGTAACGTGTTAAAGCCATTTTATTTCCTTAGAGAAGTGAACCAGCAAAACTGGCAAACGCACCGCCTACCGCCGCACTATGAGCATCTCTTGCTTGAGCAATGTTTTCAATCGCCCCTTTGTAATAGTTTTCTGACTGTTGCTTGTACGCACTTTCTTTGTACTGGCCAATAGCCTTGGCAAACTCTGTGTCATACTGAAGATTAGCCATATCACCATTCATAACTGCTTGCACTGAACCACCAGAATAGCTTCTGCCTTGTTTAGCTACCTCAACCGCATTGTAGGCCTGGCGCTTGTTAAAGTCCTGTTTGAGTGTATTAGATTGGTTTTGAGCTGATAGAATAGCCATCTCACCAGCAATAAAGGCCTGGGTAGAGTTATCCATCATGCTTTCTGATTGTTGAAGCTGGGCCTCAAAGCGATTCATGCTTGCTTCATTTTGAGCGGATAATGCAAAAGCGCCAGTAACTAACTTAGCGCCAATAGCGTAGGGATTAACCGATTCCATTAGTAAATTACCTCAACTTCAATAGAGCGCACATACAGTGGCAATGGTTGTCTCTGCTCAACTGTAACTGCTAATCTTTTTGAATAACCCAAAAATCTAAACTCTTTTATTGCTGTCTGTTTTTGCAACGGTGAATCTAACTGAGCAACAAACTGTCTTGTGTTGTTGTCTACCTGATTAACCGTTCCACCTATTGTATCTAAATAATCCAGTGTTACCCTGGATAATCTCTTCTTCTTGTTGATGTAGTTACCGCCCTTAGTGTCAGGGGCTTCTGGCAATGTCTGAATAAGGCTAGTGAAGTTCAAACCTATTTCTGCACGCTCTGCTCCTCTAGGTAAAGTAACTGTATTCAAACCAGTATTGTCGTTAATAAATACATCTTCTTGAATCGTATAGTCCAGAGTCATTGCCATTTCCATAAACCCAGCATTACCTTCTAGATTTGTAGCAACTTCAAATATTTGTCCTGCTGTCTGGTCCTGCGTATGAATAATATTATCCACCCCATACACTGTATTAACGCCATCGTGAGCAACATTATCCGGGCTTGTTCCTGTTCCATACAAAACTGTGGCATGGTCTGTGTAACAGTCTTCATCTAACACTTCTAGGTACTTTGAGCCGTTACGGTCTACCAGGAAAATGACATTTTTATTCAGTACAGTTACGTCTTCAAAATTGCCTTGAGTTGTCCATTGTGACCAGCCGCTAATATTCTCTAATCGGTTAGTATTCCAAACAGCAACAGAGCCATCGTTATTTACTACATATAAGAAATCTGAAACATCTGCCAAAGTACCACGCACGCTATCCATACTCTTAACATCAGTCAATAAATGGTTTGCAGTTAAACTGATTGTTGGTGATACGTATGAATCTTCATCTAATGAATAAATCAATGAACGAATAGAGCGCCCGGCACTGTCTACAAACAAGCTTGAGCCATCAATATTAATAGGCTTAATTCTCTTTGAGCCGTAAGAAGTTTGCTCTTTCCAGCTTGAGTCTGCTGGAGTGATGAACTCTGCTGTATTAATAAACTCTCTAGTGGTCGTAAATGCCTGAAGGCTTCGACCAGTGTTAAGATTTACAATCTTGTTGTAATCACCTGTTTCGATAATGTCAAAAATACCAAAATCATCTTCACCAGTACCCAGCCTAAAGTCAAAATAGCCGTTAATCTTACTTCCAAATATCGCCGTACCTAATGACTTAGTTCCACCAAACCATAAGCGCTGACCATAAAATGTAACTGTTGATGGATACCCTCTTGTTGCACTGAATACATCTTCCCCCCAAGGGATTAAAGTCCACTTCACTGTATCTGAGTAATCTTCATTATCTAGTCTTACAGCAGTAAGGTCAGAAACCGCCTGATAAAACGCTTCATCACTACCATTTAAATCATCTCCATCTAAGTTGTAAACAATGTCACCAGCAACAATAGTATTGACCTCTAGTGGCTGACCAGTGTTTAGGTACTTGTAAGATGGTTGTGGCTCATTTGTGAATGAATATTTACTGGTTTGTAACTCAATCGCTTCAACGGTCCAGTCAGTATCATCTAATGCGTTACGAATAAGTCTAAACGGAGGAAAGTCATCATTAACAATAATGCTTGTGTCCAAGTATTGTGCATAATCAAAGCTTTGGATTGCTTCATCTGTTGCTAGATAGGTTACGCCACCAATAATCAAAGGCACTTCAGCCTTCAGGATATTACCCTGCTTATAGATTCGGACCTTTCCTGGCTCAAATACCATTACATAACTTTCATCTTCACTGGCAATAAATTTCTCAATACGGTAAGTACCAGTGCCTAAGAACGCACCTAGATGCTTATTAAGACCTTGTCTACGTCTTAGACCACCATAAGGACTGATTACAACATTACGTGCCATAGCAACGCTTGAGTTGTACTTATCTATTCCTACTCTTGAATGCAGAGCTGGGGATATTTCACCCCCTGTCATGTTGTTATGTAGGTAAACAGCGCCCATTAGTTTCTCACTTCAATAAACGGTTTGCTTTGAATGTCTTTTGTTGGTGTCTGTCTTGAGTCTAGGTGTCGTGCTTTTCGCATTGCCTTTTCTGCCAACTGACTATACAAACTGGCCTTATCAATATCACCAGTTACCGGAATAGAAAGCTTGGCCGCCATTAAATACTCTAAGGCATTTGTGAAGTAGATAGGCGCTTTGTTTATATCGGTTAATGCAATATATGCTATTGATACGCTAGAGCTGTTTGAGTGGATAGCGTGTTCTAAAATGTCGTAGTTAGAATCTGACACCCTGGCCACACGTAAGCAATCTGCTGGCAATGGGAACTTATTGGCATAATCGAATAAAGGTGACTCTGGTGAACGGTTTAAAGTACGCTGGACCATTGAGAAGTTCCAGTCGTATGACTGTAAAACCTCAGTGTAAGTTACTTCAAATAAGTTTGCCGCCGCTACTGAGCCAGCATCTTTGCCACTAAAGTCTGAAATAGGGTCAGCACCAAGCAAGATTAGAGCATTTGAGCAAATAGATATGGCTGATTGATTTCCTGCCATTTTGTTCTCCTGGTGTGAATAGATACACCAAAACCCACTAGCCTAAACTAATGGGTTTCAGTTTAACTACTAAGCAGTAATGTCGTAGTCTACTTTTACTAGACCATCGGCATCAATACCAACAGAACCAGCTTTAAGCATACCTAGTGATAACCAAGAAGCCTTGTGAGGTACCCAGTCAACACGAGTTGACATCAATGATTCTGCATAACCGATACTTGGAGTATGGAATGCAAGACCTGATGTTACGTTTACCGCAGTAGTTAGACCACCTTCAGCACGAGTACCGATACGCTTGAACTTGAAGCCCATGAACGAATCAACATCACCAGCAACAAGTGCTTTAACAGTGTTGTAATCTGCTGAAGTTAGAGTTGTGTCTGCTAATAACTGACGTAGACCAACGTGGTCAATCAACATATAACGGTCCATCTCGTCAGCTTCAACTGAATCAAACTGCTCTTTAGCTTGAGATAGTTTCTCAACTGTCAATCCTGTACCACCACCAGCAACAGTGTTAGTCGCTTTGGCTTCGATTGCATCAATGATTAACTGGTCTTGTCTACGACCTAAAGCACCAGCAATCGTTTTAGCAAGTTGGTTTACTTCTTGGAAGTTTACACCAGCCTGGTTAAAGATGTCTGTGTACTCTGGAGCTTCCCAGTCAGTTAATGTACATTTGATTAGTGAGTGTTGGATATTCATAGGAACAACGTCTGCTGAAGCACCTGCACGAGCTGTAGCCGCACCTTTACCCATTAAACGGAAGTCGTATGAATCTGCTGTTAAGCCAGAACGTAAAGTAACACAATCACGTAAAGTAGACTTTAATGACTGGTACTCATGTTTTACTGCTGAGTCGAATAGTTCCTGCTGAACTGTTGATAATGTGTTTGACATGATAATTCTCCTAAATGAAAGTCAAAACTAAATATTTCCATCTAAGAGAGATTGGGTGTCCTGAAAATAGGGTCAATAACTCTTAGTTATTTTTAAGTCCGTAGACTATCTATTTCCAGGCCTACTAGGTAGGGTATCTGAATGATTTAATTATAAATTAATTAAATTGATTTGTGCAACTATCTTTTTTTAGCCCACTGTTGTTGAACCCATTGAGCGTATTCTGGATTGCTTTCAGTTTTTAAACGGCCATAATCATCTTTAGCATAAGTGATTTCATTTAAGTAATCACTGGTTACTGGTGGCTGGCCAGCATCAACATTGGCTGGCGCTTGTACACCACTACCTTTCATTAATGCTTCAAGTGCTTGTACGTGTTCCGCTGATTGAAACATTCCATCCATAACTTCAACAGGGATATTATTTGCGTTGCCCCAGTCTCTAAGGTTGTCAATTCGTGCATCTGCGTTATTACCCAGCTTGGCATACTCTTCAGCCATTTTAGCTGATGTTTGCTCTGCCTGGACTTCCTGGTATTTAGTAACAAGACCTTCAAAGCCTTCTTGGTTTAAGCCGTTCTCACGCCCCCACTCTTGCAACCAGTCACCAGCTTCCAATCCTTCTGATAACGTGTATTCGTCTGGAGCGCCAGCAAATGAGCCAAACTTCTTTTGAAGATGCGTATAAGCACTCTCAAGGTCCTTAACTGTTTTGTATTTACCGCTTAATGGGTCAATGCCTAACTCTGATAAATCAGCACCTTTAATATCGTAGCCTTTTAAGCTGTTTGCTACTTCGCCTGTTACCGGGTTTAAAGGTGTAACGTCTGCCGCTGGTGCTGGCTGGTTTACATTTGGTGCTTGTTGCGTATTATCCACGCCTGGCTGGTTGTCAATGGGTGCGCTTGCAGTGTCCATATCTCTTCCTTTTTAGTGAGTTAAACTTTCTTATCTATTGTTACTGAAGATGAAGTGATTACTAGTGGTGTAGCAGAAACGGAGTCAGCCCAAATCTCAAGCCAAAGCTCGCCAATAGGAACGCCTCCAGTAATATCATCAAGCATGGCTTGTGTTACAGCAAGCGTAGTAATATCAATTGCTGTAAATGGCTTATCTGTTCCACGACCAACGAATTGTGGTTCTGAAACTACTGGCAATAATGGAGTGTAGCTTTTGTAATGAATACTAAAATCTACGCCATTGTTTGCCGCTACCGTTCCTGATGCGCTAATTGTGTATAGACCAACACTTTTTAAAACAATTCGGTGGTTTATCATATCATATTCAATATGGCCGTTTGCATTCTCGCCTATTAATGCATTAACCCACTGGATTTTGGCATCTGTAGTAGTTAATGAGTTATTAATAGTTGCTGTGGCCGCTAAAGCTAAAACGCCTTCTTGCACCACTGCTTCATTTCTTAAAGTAGTAATTGAAGTGTCAACATACTCCTTAGTGGCTACCGACTTATTGGCATCAGTACCATCTATCTTAACGTCTGGTATTTCACCGCTTGTCAGTATAGTTCTTAATTCTCTATCAGCCATTATTTATCCCCATGAATTATATCGTGAAAGCTTCTAATCATATCAGCCCGGCCCTGGCGCTTACCAATGTCTAACAGGTCTGATGTATTGGCTATGCTCACATGAATGTTCTTCTTGTATAGGTGGTCCAGTAATAACTTACCTTCATCTGTGCCAAAAACACGAACCACTAGTTTTTTAATATCTTCATTACTTGACATTACTCAACCCTCTCGCCATTTCTTGCTCTGCTCTTGCTTCACCCTTAACAACTTCTATTTGGCTTGTAGCATCTGCTTGGGCCTGTTGCTGTGCCTGTTGCATTTGAATCATCTGCTGTTGTTCTATATGCTCATTTGCTTTCTGTTCATCTGCTGAGTACAGCATACTTAATGGCATATGTAACTTTTCAAAGATGTGTTTAGGCGCTTCTTCCCACTTAACAGCTTTTTGGCTCTTTTCTGGTAGCCCGGTAAGAATCATCTGTAAACCTTGTACCATGTCTTGAAGCTCTGCTGTTTCCTGTAAACGGCTTGCTGGTGACATATACTTGATTTTGATTAACTTTCCATCAGCTTTAATGTTCGCCATCTTCCCGGCTTTCTTCAATCGGTAGATAGCGCCATCAACAATAGGCTTAACAAATTCAGTCAGATAGTTACCTGTCGCCCCTGCTGTAGCCTGGTCATTGTCATTTTGCCTAATGCTCATTTCTGTAGCTGTACGTACCGGGGTTTCTTGAATGTCTCCAAATACACCATCCATCAAGGCCTGGTTCACAATATTCTGGTAGTAGCGAATTAAATCAACCTGCTGTGGTGTTCCACTGGCTACGTTCAACTGCCTAATAGTTGGGTTAGTTGTATCATTACTATCCACTGGAATAGTGGTAGCTGGATTAACCTTGATGGTAGATGTGTTAAAGATTCCATCATCAGTAGCAGTGAAGATTGGTACATTATAAGCGGCGCTGATTAGGTTGAATTTAGCCATCTCATTAAGCGATTTAATGTCCTTAATGGCACGCATCACACGACCACGACCATAAACCTCACCAGCCATTGTAGTCTCTCTGAAGATAATCCAGCTTGAGACTTCTTGTTTAAACTGATAAACAATAGCGTTATTTTCTAGATTGATTAGGAATGACCAATAACCACCATCAACTGATTCATCTTTGATTTCACCTTCAATCACCTGGATAGTATCTTGTGGTGAATTTCGCTTCTTAGCTTCAATCACCTCACCCCATTTGCCAGTAGCTTTTGGGAATGTCGAATCTAGGTCCTGTAGTGGAATCTCAAGCTCACGATATACGTTATTAACTAAACCTAATCGTGACTTCTCCAGAACAAGCTCGCTTGCTGGAACAGCTCTGTAGTTAATGAAGGTATCAATACCATCACCATCTTCTTGAATGATTGCACCTGTAGAGATACCAGCATCTAAGAAAGCTTGCTGGGCCTGGCCAATTAGGTTTGAATTAGAGATATGCTCAAAAAGGATAGAAGTCATTGATGCTAACTGCTCATTAATAACTTCTTTCTCGTCTTCTGGAATATCAGAGCCAGCCTCTAAGCTAATCCATTTCTTATTAGGTGGGATTAACTGCATAACCATTTTGCTTGAATAGCGTGACAAGGCATTAACTGCCGTTGAGTCAAACAATCGTTGCTGGTTATCATGGCCTGGTGAGTTCTTATCAAAGGTATTACCCTCTGGATATGAAAACTCATAACACTCTCTTAAACGCTCACGCCAAAGCTCTTTGTTTGCCTTGGCTTTCTTGAATCTGTTTAGTAATGCTGTGACTTCAAGCTTTTTCATTTTTGACTGCTCTCTTACGTTTTGGCTTTGGCTTTGCCTCTAGCTGGTATTCATCACCAGGCTTTAGCATAACGCTTTCACTGCCATCATTTAAAATTGCAAATGATAAAACCTTGAATGGTTCATCAGGTAGCTCAACTGGTTTACCAGGCAAGACAGCACCAACTACTTTACCATCTACGATAATTTCAGAAAACTCTCTGCTTGTGTATGATGCTCTCTTTACTGGTGTCATATTAACCGCCTAATGTGTCTTTTACTGCGCCAAGGTTTGATGCTGTATATCCGGTTGCTCCGGCGTATTGTGTAGATAAACCACCACCACGCTTAGTTAAGCGCTTCTTACGTTCATCTGTCTTACTTACTTCAAACGCTGTCTTAGCATCTGCAAGCTCTTGTTGTTTTGCCAGTTCCGCATCTGCTTTCGCTTGCTGGGCCGCTCGTTCTGCGTTAGCTCTTGCTTCAGCCGCTTGCGCCTTCTTTTTAGCTTTGCGCTTATCTGTCTCACCAGTTAATCTTTCTACTGTTCCGCACATATCATCTCTCCAGGATATAAACATCACCACTTTCTTTAAAGCCTAAACGGAGTAATGACCTGCGAACATTCTCAGCTTTGCCTTCAACATCAGTGATTATTGATTGTTTCGTTTCTTTGATTAGTTTAACTGTATATCTCATTAAATCAAAGGGATATACCGTGTCACTATCTGAATTAATTATATCAACACCAGGCTTTTTTACACCACTTTTGATAACTAGGTATTGAAAGTCTTCATAAGGGATTAAGTACAAGGCCCAGTTACTACCTTCTTGGCAGTGTGATGATTTATCCTTCCAGCCTTGAAACATTGCACCAGATACATCTGGCCTTAATTGTTTATCCATGCGGTTGATACCCTTGATTCTCGTTTCCTGCCATTACATACACCCTTGCTTTTGGTCGTTCTATTTTAACCGGGAATAACTTCTGCATCAAATACCCAACAGCATCAATACCTTCGTTGTCGAACCCAGATTTTTTATCCGGCATCTGTGTTGCTTCGTCATAAGCCTGCTTCTCTAAGGCACTAGTTAGTTTAGGGCATTCCAAAGTATTGACGTAGAAGCGGCGCTCTTTACGGCTATTGCATATCATTTTATTCATTGAAGCTACACGGTCCATGATTCCAGGGTTCTTGCTATCAACAACCACTTTAAACCCGGCGCTTTTGAGTAGCTTAATATCTGAGCTGTTAGCATCTACTGACTTTCTGGACTGGCCACTGGCATCTGGATAAATAAACACCTGTCTACCGGCATACTCTCTTCTTAGGACCTCAACCATCTCCGGCGTGTCGAATATATCGATATGCTCTCTTACTGCATAACACTTGTCATCAGCAAGCAAACAGCCAACTGCTGACATTTTGGTGACGTTAAAATCCATTCCAATATGGATGGGGAGTCTTGGGTCATCCTTAATCATTGTGTTATTCAATGAGCGGTCAAACTCTTTATGGACCGTACCAGTAGTTAAGTTAGTAAACTCTCCATTGATGTAGGCTTCGATTAATTCAGCCGGGTACTCTTCAAATAGGTTGTCTATGTAATCTTGTGGTAAATGGTGATTATCTGTGGTTTTGGCTTTGATGATTCGCTTCTGGCTATTGGCATTCTCTATGAATATCTCATACATAGCCTTAAAACCTTCCGGCGTGCTGGCAATTACCATCTGTCTTACGTTACCTACACGTAAACGACCTAGAAGCTTTCTGTATGCCTTTAATCCAATGTCACGCTTAACTACATCAAATTCATCCATGATTATCCAAGCGGCGTTAATACCGATTAGAGTTTCCCATTTTTCCATTGAGCGGCAAATGATTCTTGTCTCTTGCCCTTCAATATCTAAATAGAAGATTCCCTTGGTACTGGCAAACTTGAACGTCACACCAAAGTAGTTTAGGGCCTCTGTCATTTCTGGTATTAGGATTTGGTCCAACAGCGGATAGTTTGGCTCAGTGATAATGCCATCACACCCTGGATTAAGAAGTGCTAACTTTACCGCTTTACGTGCGACAGCAAATGTCTTACCGCCCCCAAAGCCACTAACTAGACCTAGAACCTTTGTTGATTCATCTGCTAATAACTCAAACTGGTGCGGTAGCAACCGGAGTGTTTTATTTAGTGGTGTTGGTATCATCACGGACTATCTGGACTGTAATAGATTGGTTTGACTGTTCTGGTGATGTGTCTGGTTTATCTCCAAACTCTTTTGGAAGCATTCGGCTTAATAGCCATTTTCTAGTATCTACTCTAAGGCGTGAACGGTTGACTGCTTCTCCGTTCTGTCTATACCCCATAACCTCGCCATCTTGGTCCAGGCTTTCCATGTAGTCGTTACTGCCATCATCTGCTATTTCTAGTAACTCATAGGCCATTAGACTAGCTCTAAACTCAAAGGCTTTCTTGTATCGGTTACTAAAGTCTTCAATATCTTTAGCAATCCACCTGTAGATTGTTGTTTTCTTAGGCATTTTTGGGTCACGGCATATTTGATTAAGCGGCTCTCCGGTTTTCATTCTGCCGATTATCTCTTCCGATAGTGCTTTTGAGTATCGGGTAGGTCTACCCATTTTTTTCTTTGATTTGGTAGTTTCTTTATCAGGGCTACTCATTCGTAGGTGTCCTTTGTTTTATAATTGCC